CAATTCCCAGACGTTAAGGATATAGTTTCTGAGTTTGAAGGAAACATGATATTGGACACAGAAATATATCCTATCAAAAGAGATGGTTCTCCTGCTGAACACAAGTTGATGGCAAAGAGAGTGCATAAGAAAGACAAGGCAAAAGCAGTAGAAGAATGTCCTGTTCATTTAGCAGTATTCGACATACTATCTTATAATGGTGAAACATTCTTAGAAGAGAAGTTTTCTGATAGAAGACTTTTGTTGGAAGATAAAGTGCCTGAAGACTACCACGCTACTACCTTACCCGAAAACATTAAGGCGGCGTATAATCTCGCTATTGATTGGGGCTATGAAGGTATTATGATTAAGGATGCTACCATGTCTTATCAAGCAGGTAAGAGAAGCAAAGGATGGTTAAAGTATAAACCTCCTCTAATCGAACTAGATGTAGTCATTACATCTGCTGAGTATGGTGAAGGAAAAAGAAGTAGTGTGTTTGGAACATATGGTATATCTGTAAAGGATGGTTCAGACTATGTATCTGTTGGTAAGGTTGGAACAGGCTTTTCTGATTTAGACCTAGACTTCTTAACTACTGAGTTAAGAAAGAATGTTGACCACTTTGAAGGAGATACCTATCATTTCTTACCTAGAGTAGTATTGACAGTAAGAAGCGACTTGGTATCAATGGACGCTAAAGGAAACCTCGGACTGAGATTCCCAAGATGCGTAGCCATCAGACATGACAAGTATGCTTCTGATGCTGATACGCTGACAAGACTACAGGAGATGGCTTAAAATGATAGCAGAAGGTGATATAACGCTAATAGACAATTTGCCCTATAATTGTATAAAAATTGAGGGTGGAGTGGCATTTTTGAAGATGGTTGGTGAAGAGAAGCGGGGTCGTTTCCGAAAGATGGATGCAAAAATGGTTCCCTATCTGGACGAGAATAAAAACTTAATCGTTCCAAAGGCAAAACCATTCTCAAGAAGACGAATGCTTCGATTTGATTACATGAAGGTCATTAAGGAGAATGTTGATATGGGTGTATCCCACGATTTACCTTATTGGGTTGCTGAATGGTTAGAAGAACTTATAGTTCAATTGGCTCATAAGGCGGAACAGAACGCAATTGATAGTAAGTCAAGAACAATCAATGCAGGTCATTGGTATTGGTTTGAAGTAGGGCCAACAGAAGGTTTAGGTCATTGGCCCCAACACGTTGAGTATGCTAAGGATTACAAAGAATACTTACGAGATGAACAAAACAAAGTAGAAGAGGAATAAAGAATGTTTAGTAAAGGACAATTAGAAGGAATATTGTTATCCTTGACAAAACCAGAAGTGCATATGTCAAGGTCTGATGATACATCTATTGGATATAGAGTAAGAGTCAGAATAAACTTTAGGGGGAGTGAACCTTTTTTACTTGCCTTAGGAGATACCTTTAATAAAAGAGGTATTAAGTATACGTTTAAAGAAAAGGAACATAAAAGCAGACCGCGACCAATATTAACTGTTGGTGGTTTAGTAAATATTTGGAAACTATGTCAATTGGTTCCAGATGATTTACCAGATTCAAAAAATATGTGGTCTGATTTTAAAGAGATAATTAGATTGATAGACAATGGAGAACATTTAACGTTAGAAGGGTTTGAAAAGATTCTTAAACTTAAAGGTGAAATCTAATGTTTAACAAACAAGATGTTACTAAGTTGGTAATGTTTTCAGAAGACACGCTTAGACGTGGATGTAGAGAATGTAACTATGACCAACTAGCATTTACGGCAGGAATAAGTGTAGAACCTAGAACAAGGGTTTACTTCTTAGATATTGATTGCCCTAAATGTGGAACATCTTACAAAGAGATTATGAATATGGAAGAGATTGAATGATTGGTATAGAAATAAAAAGACCGATAATAATTGTAGGTAAAGAAGGAACGCCTAAAGACCAAAAGGCAATGGAGTTTCTTAGTAATGACCCTATAATTAAATATGCAAATGAATATGATATTACTGAAAATAACAGTATTCCCATTAATAGAGGCATCTTGATTAAGGATGTTACTTACAAGCCTCAACTTGATTTGATTATTGATACGTTAGATAATTATAGAGGACAGGTTGTAATAACATCCCTTAATCAAAAGGATGTTCCTAAGAAACTTTTTAACAAGTGTAAGTTAAAAAGAGCAACAAAGAATGTAATGCGAGAAGAGTTAAGTCGCATTGCCCCAAATTCAGATGACCCCGGAATTGATAGCCAAAATATCTTTTCCCTCATCCATTTCTATTTAAGAGAAAAGGATAGAGAAAAGGTAGTTGCTGAATTAAAATGGAGTAAGCCTTTTGATGAACAGTTTATTTCTTGGGTTGCAAGTAATATAAGCCCTCATAAGTTGGCATATATTGACGCAAAGGTTAAGAGAAGATGGTCGCAAGATTACTTCTATGAATTACTTGGTTATGCCCACACCGGAGAGGTAATAGGTAAAGCAAAGTTTCCTAGTAAGAAACCTAAAAACCATAAAGGCCCAATATGTAGAAAGTTAAAACTAAAAACTAGTCAGTTTTATTTATTAGAACAACTGGTTAAAGACAAAGACTTTGCACGCTATGCTTCTAAACAACTAAACAATGTTGAAAGAAGAGTGCTTAGACTACCCGAACCTACAAAGAGAAAGAAGGTATTAACTCAAAAGATAATCACATTAGGTGATTTTTAATGGCAGGAAAAAATAAACATTATTATAGAAAAAAAGCAGCCAAAGAGTTTGGCTTAAGAACCAAGACTCAATTTCATATAACTGAGATAGTCGAGTTTTGTAATAAATATAAGAACCAAAGAGGAACACAACATCTAAGAACGCAGACTAATGCTCAACAGATGGGAAATCTTTTGAAAGGAAGTAAAGATTTTGAGTGTATTACTCCGGGGATTTGGGAATATATAGGAGAAGAAGAAGAATGACTATATGGTTTGCTGGAGACAAAACCCAACATAAAGTAGAAACTTGTGTTGTGTGTAAACACACTAATAGATATATATTTGGAATAAGAGAATATGTTAGCGTAGATGGGGGTTCGGTTTGTATTCCTTGTATCAATGTATTTGTTAATGATTACATTGTTATGGTAAACCCTTGGGACAAATCAAAATGGAAAAAGGAGGAAGAAGAATGAGAGATGAAAGACACAACTTTGTTGTAGAAAAACTTAAAGAAATGTTAATAGAAATGAAAGAATCATATGAAAATAGAGAATTGATTCGTCAAGATATTATAAGACAGTATAGAGAATTAGAACAATTGGTAAAATATTTACCAGAAGATTTTGCGGGAAAAGATTGGATGGAACAGAATCTTGTAAAACAAGAAGCCTTACTTGACGAGATGGAAGAGGTATCAAAATCAAATAGAAAGTATATTGAGCAATGTGAGAAATCTAGTGCTTCAATTACATATGCTATTGACTTACACGCACAAGATGTTTTAAGCGATGAAGAGTTGCAAGACACAATACGAATGGAAGCCGAAATAATTGAGGCTCATAATCCAGTATTCTTTGGAGTAGATTAATATGTTATGGACAGAAAAATATAGACCTCATCATTTGGATGAGATAATAGGACAAGATAAGTTTGTTGATGATGCTTTATCTTGGGAAAATGGTATGCCAAATGTATTGCTTTATGGTGTGGCAGGTGTAGGTAAAACTGCCGCAGCAGGAGCATTGGCAAATCATATATTAGATGGCAGCAAAGATGGTAATTTCTTTGAGATAAATGCCTCTGATGATAGAAGACTAGAAGTGGTTAGAACCACTATTAAAGAAATCGCCACGGCGATGAAGGTGGGTGATGTGCCCCATAAGATTGTTTTGTTAGATGAAATGGATGGTATGACACCGGATGCTCAAAACGCATTGAAGCGCATAATGGAAAGATATAGTCATAATATTAGATTTGTTATTACTTGTAATAATAGACATAAAATCATTACACCTTTGCAATCAAGATGTGCAAACTATTTATTTGTAAAGATAAGTAATGAGGACATAAAGATTGTATTGCAAAGAATTATAGATAAAGAGAACATAACTACCATTAGCGAAGGTGATTTAGAAACGTTTATATCTGCCATCGGGGGTGACTTGCGTAGAGCAATCACGGAGTTACAGGCTTCGGTTGCGAGCAATACGCCCTTAACAATACAGATAACTAGAATGATGGAACCTTACGATGATTTGTTGAACCTCATTCTTGATAAGAAATACGAATTAGCACTATCAAAAATGACAGAACTGTTAGCCTTATCGGTAGATATGAAAACCATTTGTATTCATTTACATGATAGCATAACTATAGGAAGAGGTAAAGATTTGGGGCCATTAGTTAAATTCAAACTATTAAGAGTTGTAGGCGAAACCGAGTGGAGAAGTAGTAATATGACACCGAAGTTATTAGCCGGATGGATGATAGGTCAGATGATATAATGGATGGAGTAGTAGTTGTTGTATTATTATTCTTTCTATGGAGAGCGTTGTTTGGGGGGCAACATCATTGACTAGTTCTGAAGCAATGGCCGTAGGATGTGTTGGAGTAATATTTTATGGGTATGCAACACTACAATTTCTACGGTTTATACATAAGGGGAAATAAATGTGGCTAAGAGTATATTAGACTTAAATGATGATGGGAAGATTGATATGGAAGACATAAAACATCTTCTATTGAGATATGAAATAATCCTTGTTGGAGGATTATTATTGATTGTATTGCCCGTATTAAACGCTATGGGTTTTATTACAGTAAGTAGCGATACTTTCTGGGTATTAGCAGGTGTTGTAATTACAGCAGAAGCACTACTAGAAATATACTACGAAAAACAAAAATTGAAGAATAAGCAATTTATAAGTGAGGATGAGGAAAGATGAGACAGACAAGTTTGACAGAATTTGGATTAAAGGTAGGCATTAGACAAACAGTAATAACGGAGTTTGTTGAATGACATGGGAAGAATATAGAAAAAGAGTTATTGAATATAAGAAGAACAGAAAATATTGGAAGTGAAAAAAATGGATGAATATATACAAAAGGAAATAGCCAAGGCTGCTGAAGTCTTGGAAATGGAAGTATCAGAAGTAGAAGCAAAGTGGCTGGATATTTGTGATAAAAATAATATAACTGCTGATGAAAGCAAGTTAGGACTAAGCCTGTTTAGACAATGGTTTAGTGGAATGAACGCTCTTAAGGAGCAAGACGTAGCACCTGCGGCTACGGGTGGAGGAGGAAACGACTTCATTAAGGAAGCCTATGGTTTCTTTATCTCTGCTGAAGCAGCAAGAGATATGGGTAAGTGGCAAAATGACCGTGTAAAGGGTGAATATGATGCTGCACCACAGGCAACCTATGAGGCAGGAAAGGTCGCAATTGTAACGCAAGTGCAAGATGGCTTTGAAGCAAAGCGAATGGATGCAGAAGAGGGTGAAAAGATTGGTATCCTAAAGGAACTACCAGAAAACAATTTTGGTGTTGATTTGGATACTTGGATTGTTCCCCTACATGACCGCCATGCTTGGGCTAATGGTGACAAGAACCCAATGTATGGAAAGCCCTTGCCTCATGCACAATGGATGATGGCAGGAGTCTTTGTTGGAGAAGTAGCCGGAGAAACAGGAACATACTTCTTTTCATACAAGGGAGATGCTTGTAAGGAGTTTACTCCTGAAACGTTTAAGTTAGTAACTGTTCCTTGCATTAAGGATAGAAACTATGGAAACAGAATCTATGGATTCAAGCGCGGAACACTAGAGGGTCTTAAGTATGAAGAAGATACTGATAAGCAACCTTCTATTACTGATATGCAAAACTATGTAATGGAACACGCATCGGGTAACTATAGTGCATTGTTGAATCTAAACAGATACCACACGCAAATGCAATCTTCTGGTAAGAGAAGCCCAGAGCGATTTGTTATTACTGATGGTTCTGTATCTAGTATCAACATGACACCTAATTCATTCGGAACACGCCGAATGACTGTAACTGATATTAATGCTGACTTCGATTATGAAGGCGGTTCTTGGGCTGGAACAACTTGTTGGGTTCCTGAGCATTTGGGCATTGATTTCGGTATCGGTTCTAGCGTGGTTGTTGTGGGTAGAACCTCACAACGCAAGAATGATGACGGCTCTTGGGGAGATGTATCGCTTAACGTTAGCGGCATTCTTTGCACCGAGAACCGTGGAGTAGCCGTTGAGCCATTTGAGGCTCAAGAAGAAGACCTTGACTGGTTTTAGAGTTATATATCCTATCGGTGGTAGTGACCGACAGGTGGGTGCGAAGCCCACAAAAGAGGAATAACTATGTTTAAAATAGAAAACGGTGTAATTCACGGTATTAGTTTTGCAGTTAAATTATCAACTGTAGAATTTCTAACGTGGAGAATGAATGAAGATACTTTTATGTATTGGCTTAAGTTCCATCTACCGTCTGCTAAGGAAATTAGAATCCAAGTAGAAGAAGATGACTTAAGAGATATAATTAATGAATGGGGAAATGGAAATATAAATTTGGAATTGGTGTATGAAAATGGATTGGACGACTGAGAAAAAAGGTAGCGCAGTAACTGAAGAAAATTTAGAAACTGCTGATAAGATTAAGAATGAGATTGATAAGGTCAATTTCGGTAAGGAACAAGAAGAATGGAATAAGCAATATGCTAAGGCTTTCTTGAAGAAGAGAACCGAAAAGAGCAGAATTTGCTGTGGTCTTTGGGGTGACCCAAAGAGAGGTAAAACAGGAGTAGCCTTAGATTTTCCTGATAGACCAATCTTTGTATTAGATTGGGATAGAGGAGTTGAATCTATTTGGCGAGAGCATCATGGTGCAGATGAAAGAATAAAGGTATTCTGTCCTATTGTCAAAGATAAGGATAATATTATTGATATTAATAAGTCTGAAAAGAACTCACTTATGTTCATAAACATGGCTAGAGTTTTCATGCAGGAGAATCCTGATGAAAAACCTGTGTTTGTATTTGATGGCGTAGATACGTTTCATAATGCGGCTCTGTTAAAAGTTAACCCTAATCCGTTAGTCGTCACGCAGTTAATGCCGTGGCAATACGGTGAAAGAAACAAAACCTTTAACTTCATGTTAGAGGCTGTGTATTCTTTACCTTGCGATGTAATCTATATTACTCACAAGAAGGAACGTTATCTCAACAACGCGGTTGTTGGGTATGACCCAGTTTGGAAGGATTGGGGTGGCAAACTAGAGCAAGAGATTTCTTTCTCTGCTCAAGAGTCTAAAGGCGAGATTAAGTATGTCGCCAAGTTATTAGCAAGCAGAACAAATGGGAATCTTGTTGGAACAATTTGGACAGTTAGAGAGGGTAAGCCTCCTAATACTGTTTGGCATGGAATACCAGAACTGCGAGAGGGAAACATATGATGGAAATATCCGTGAATTTAAATGAATTTAAAGACGCGGTTGAGGCAATTTGGCTGAAAGGCAAGTATAAGTCCTCAACCGTTTCTAAGATAGATTCTATAAATAACTTAGGCGTGGCCTTTGTTAAGAAGAATAATACTATTACTCTAGCAAACGCAAGCGAAACGATTGCTGCTAGTGTAACAATAAGAGCGTCTGCTGAAGATGTGAAAGAGGAACAAATGTTTATATTTGATATTGAAAAACTAAACAAATATATGAAGGTGTTTAAGTCTGAACACTTGACAATGAGAATTGGTAATTCTCGATTAACATTAAAGAACGAGACACAATCTGCACAATTGCAAATGTCAATAGAACATAACAATCTAAATGCTATTATGAAGGTTCAAGGGCTAAAGATACCTAGTGAAGGTATGGCTCAATTTGGCAAAACATTATTGGATGCCAAACTCTGTATGCAAGGAAAGGAACTTGCAAAGGCTATCAAACATTGTAACATTGTTGGAACAGCCACATTCAAATTAGATTATAACGGAGAAACTTGTATGATTTCTTCTGGTAATTTTCATGCAACTGAGCATTTTGAATATAATTTGCCTATGATTTCCCATGAAGGAGAACCTGCTACTGTTGAGTTTTCAGCACCCATAGATAGATTTTGTCAAGATGGGGTTATGTTTCTTTACATCAAAGAT